ACCGCTGGGGTGTCAACCCTGCCGGTATCACGGAACTGCAGGACCTTCTCGACTCCGTCAACGGCGAGTTCGACGGGGCCTCCCCCAATGACGTGTTCCCGATGCAGTTCGCCAACAACCCGGCACTGCAGTCCCTGTTTGCCACGGTCAAGCACCGGGAGGAGGGGGTCGGCCGCCGGTTCCTGATGAACTCGGCCGTCCAGCCCCAGGGTGAGCGGGTCACCGCCTTCCAAGTCAGTGTCCTTGCACAGGAACTGGAGTCCATGCTGGGCGGCATTCTGTCGTCAGCGGCCCGGGACCTGCAGGAACCCATCCTTCGCCGTGTCCTGTACGTCATGGGACAGAAGGACATGATCCCCCGAGACATCTCGTCGGAGATCGAGAAGGCCGGGGGCTACGTCAAGATCCGCATCCGTGCCGGTCTGGAGATCCTGAACCGCGAGGCCGAGCGTGCCAAGCTGGACCAGGCCCTGCAGAACGTTCGCAACCTTCCTCCGGACGCCACCTCGGCGTTCAACTGGTCCGCCATCGGCAAGGACTGGTGGGAATCCATGGGGCTGGAGAGTACCGGCCGCATCTACACCGAGGACGAGATCGCCCAGCAGCAGGCCGCCGCCCAACAGCAGGCCATGCAGATGCAGGCCGCACAGGCGGGCATGCAGGCTGGGGTTCGTAATGGAGAGCAATCGCAGTGAGCGATGAACATAACGACACTAGCACCGTCGAGGGACGTGCTGCAGAGATGGCGAAGTTTGCACTGACTACGCCCGGATCGGGTTCCTGTCAAGTTCCGCCGTTCGGATGGTACCATCGACGTTGACGCACTCACTACGTCATACATCGAGTTGGAGCGTCGGCAGAGCGGCGGCGGCAAGGCACCCGGCATCAGATCCTGTGAACACCCCTGACGCTGTCAGTGTAAGTGATGGGCTCGTAGACAATAGCCCATCGCCCGCCGCAGTCCCGACGGATGTCCTGTCCTCGCTGGACGAGACCCTCGGGACTGCGGAACCGGCCACCCCCACACTGCAGGAGGTGTGGAAGCAGGCCTCGACCGAGATCGCTTCGGGCGGTCTGAGCGAGGCCACTCGGCACAAGCTCATGTCGAGCGGCGTTCCTGCCGACATGATCAAGGCCGCCGAAGACACGGCCCGTGTTCGCACGGAGCAGATCAAGGCCAAGGCCGTCGAGGTCGCTGGGTCCGCCCAGAACCTTCAAGCCACCCTTGCCTGGGCCAAGACCAACCTTCCGCTGGAACAGCGGCAGGCCATGGTTGACGGCCTCCGTGGCCCCAATGCCGAGATCCTGCTGCAGGGTCTTGTTGACCGGGCACGGCGTGCCGGTGTGCTCGGAGAGTCGGGACACCTGCAGGTCGCTGATGGCGGCCCTCCCCTGTCCGACAACTCCCAGGTGCGGCCATTCCGTGACCCTGCAGAGATGCAGGCCGTGATGTCCGACCCCCGATACGGCACCGACCCCGACTACCGTCGGATGACCATGAAACGACTGGCCGTGACTCGCGGCCAGGACCCGTCTGTCTACGATCAGGGCTATGTGACCTGATCCCCACTGCCCCGGCATTCGTCCGGTCAGGCCCGCAACCACCCGGAGGCCCCCACGTTGGGGACAACCTCGCAGCGAGAGCGGATAACCTGTGTGGCAACCACCACCACTATTTCAAGGAGCAATAGGCCATGTCCTATGTCTCGAATGCGATCCGATTCGGATCGAACTCTGCTCTCGCTGCTCCGTCGTATGACGACCTCTACCTTCCTGTTTACGGGGGTGAAGTTCTTACGCGGTTCAACGAGTACCTCGGCGCCACTCAGGGCGTCAAGCGCAAGAACATCATGACCGGCAACACCGCCCGGTTCCCCCGCCTCGGCGGCATCGGGGCCGAGCGGCACGCCATTGGTACCAAGCTTCTGGGTCTCGACTCGGAGCAGACCGAGGTGACCATCACGCTCGACGAGCGTCCGCTGGTCAGCCACTTCCGCCTCGACGACATCGACGAGGCCATGAGCCACTTCCAGAACCGGTCGGAGATCGCCATGCAGGCGAGCCAGGCCCTGGCCGAGGCTCAGGACCGGTACACGCTTCGTCTGGCCATCAACGCCAGCCGGGCCACCCCGGCCAGCACCTATGGGGGCACCGCCTCCAGCTTCCCGGGCGGCGGCATCGACGGTGCCGGTACCGCCAAGGTGGCCGACATGCAGAACTCGGCCGGTGCTACGCCGACCGACGATCAGATCGGCAACTTCCTTGAGGCTCTGGACGACATCATCGTCCGCTTCGACCAGCTTCGTGTGCCCTTCGGCATGCGGCAGTGCTATGTCGATGTCGCCTTCTGGCACGCCCTTCGTCAGTTCGGTTCGCCTCGTTCGGCGGCCGATCTCAACAACGGCCGTCGCCCCCTGTTCATGGACCGCGAGGGCTTCTACGGCCCGCCCGCCGGTGCCGAGCAGTTCGGTGCGGGGGCGGTTCCGCCCTTCGCTTCGGCCCTGCCGTACAACGGCATCATGATCAACCGGACCAACCTGCTCCCCAACGGTCAGGACCTGTCCACCGATGATGAGGCCAAGTATCGCGGCGACTTCACCGACACCCGGGCGATTGTGTTCCAGCAGGATGCCGTCTGCGTGGTCTCGAAGATGGACATCCAGACCGAGGCCGAGCGTGACGTGTCTCGTCAGGACTTCCTGTTCGTCACCAAGATGCTCTCGGGCGGTGGCACTCTCCGCCCCGAGTGCGCCGTTGAGATCACGGACACCAACGCCTGATAGGAGGTAGCCACATGGCTATTCAGAATACTCGTTTCACTCCCGCCCGCCGAGGCCCCGCACTGTCGGATGGTCTGGGCGGTTCTTCGGAGCGACCCGCCGCCCGCGAAAAGGATCCCGTCCTTCGCGTCGTGGGCCACCGCACCGAGGACATCCGTCTCACCCCCCCCGGCACGGACGTGACGGCGGGGGACGAGGCCGTCCTGTACGACTTCGGTGCCCCCGACAAGCTGTCGGTGGGCCGGTACCTCCTGACCCGTCAGGGTGCCGCCTCGGCCACCGCCGAGCCTCTTGGCGCGATGGAGCATGTCGAGTTCCAGATTTTCGAGAACTCGGCCGGTGTCTTTCAGGCCGTGACCGTCCTCAGCGATGAGGGCGGTACCGCCGGTAGCGATGCCGATGACCCGTCGGCCTCGGACACCACGATGACCGCCGTTGCTGATGCCACCCTTGACGGTGCGGGCAGCGACTCGCGGGCCACCGTGTTCGTCGCCACTTCGGCCGACGTGACTGACGCTGCCGCGTGGACGGCCGGTGTCACGCTGGTGCAGGGCAACCTGTACCTGCTGGATGCCGTGGCCGCCGCCACGCACGTCTTCACCATCACTCGCCTTTCCTGACTCTCTCCTCGCCCCTCGTCACCCTCTGGGTGGCGGGGGGTTTTTTTGGACCCCTCACATGCCGCTTCGCCCCCGAGAGATCACCGACCAGATCACCGACGCCCGGCTTCGTGAGGTGATCCGCTACATCGTGAACCAAGAAGTCAATCGCCTGTCCCGAGAACTGTATGCGGTCATCGACGCCCTTGAGGCTCGGGTCGCAGCACTGGAGAGCCCATGAGCCTGCAGAACATGACGAGGATACAGGCCGTCAATCGCATCCTCCGGGCGGCCCGCGAGCATCCGGTGTCCACGCTCGGCTCCGGCGGGGAGAACGACACCCTGATGGCGGAGCAGATCCTCGATGAGGTTACGCTCCGGGAGCAGATGACCGGTCTGCACATCAACCAGACGGACGCGGAGTTCACCCCGGACTCCAACGATGAGGTCATCCTGCCCATCAACACCCTCGAAGTGCGTGGGTCTCGGTGGCACCGACACCGCAACTACTTCTTCCGAGAGGTGGGCGGCCAACTCAAGCTGTTCGACGCGGACAAGAACCCGGCCACTCCGGTCTTTGCCGACGACACGAAGGTCTACGTCCGCCTCAGTCAGTCCGTGGACTTCGAGTCCATGCCCGTGGTCTACCAGTACAGCATCGTGGATCAGGCTGCGGTCGAGTATGCCATGGCCGTACTCCCTTCCAACGCCGCACTGCAGCGGCTTGAGGCCATCGCGGCCCGCAGCAGGGCCATGGCCCGGGCGGCCGACATCCGCCATCGCCCCTCCAACATGTTCGAGGACAGCCGATCTGTCGGCCTCCGCCTCGGACGGGACGGTGTGCTGAGGTCGTGGCCCTACAACGACCAGATC